CAAGGCGATAGCGAGCGTCGAGTGTCCGAGGTAGGAACCGAGTTCTAAAGCGTGGCCTCCCTTGTGCTTCTTGGCTTCCTCGTAGATTTCAATGATGTGGTCCACGGCAGTCGTGTAGATGTGCGAGTAGTCCAAAGCCTTGAGTTGGTCGATGTGTTTTTTCATGTTAGAAGGTTATGACAAATCGTTCGGGTGAAGGCCAGCCGGGGTTGGAATCAAAGACCTTGGTGTCGGGTTTCTTGCCAACCCAAGTTTCTGCTCGGAATCGATGGTCCCTTGCAGGCTCACCGAGTTGCTTGATGTGGCTTGACTTGGCCCACCAAAAGTTGCCCCCAAAGTACGGATAGCCTTCGGGGTTGTTTGCGTCTGCCATGTGAGGGAACTGCTCCTTGGTAATCCAATGGCAGCCGACTGCATCGGCCTGCTCCAGCATTTGCACGGACCGCTCCCATGCGACCACATTGAAGAATAGCATGGACCTGCCCCAAAGTTGGGTTGTCAAGGATGGATTCGCAGCCCCCTTGGTGTGGGCGTACAGGTACACGGCTTCCTCTTCCTGACTTGCCCGGTACATTTCGGTCAGGGTCGCCTGCTCCCAAGCGTTGGTCCGGGTAACCACGACCTTGACCTTATCGGCCACCATCGAGCCTTCCAGCACCTCCTTGACCGCCTTGCGTTGTTCGGGTGGACCGACAATGCCGACACGGATTTCGTCCAAGACATTGATGAGGCCATAGTTGCAGACCGCCATCATGTGTTGATTCAGGATTAACTGCCAGTTCCCTCCGCAGTAGATGTGGTAGTAGTGAACGACTTTCATAAGGTCCAAAGGAGGGTTAAAAGGGTGATGATGAAGAAAACGGCTGCAATCGTCTTCCCGATTTCGATGAGCAGGTCAAGGATGCGTTCGGTGTTCATTTAAGCAGCAAGGTTGTTCTCTCTTTAAGCAGCAAGGCTATTCTTTCATCTAAAACTCTGTGATAGGTTTTCATTGCTTCAAGTTGAGTATTAAGAAGTCCAAACGCAATTTTATCCATTGATTCAGCCTTATCACTTTGAATAAAATGCTCAAGTTTAGTCGTTTTTATGTAAAGTCCATCTCTTTCGTCTAATAGGCGCACGACAAAATCTCTCATATTGTTTGGGGTTCATGCCCCAAAGTTACACCACAACATACTTCCCTGAGTTGCTTACTCTTAACTTGTTGAGTGCCACATAGCGCATAGCGTCGCAGGCGTGATTGAAGGAGTCAATCGGGACCCCCGTGTTCTTGCCCTCTTTGTCGGTTGCCCAAGTGTAGGACCGCAGTTCTTTAATCAGGTTTGTGCTATCCTTGGTAACCTGCAATTTAAATCGTTTCAAGATGTCGATGCCGTTCCTGACCGAATCAGGGCCTTTCTCCGCCGGCTTGATGTTGAATCCAAGTCGGTAGATTTCTTCAATGGACTTGGGTTCTGCTGAATCGGCCACTATCTCCCAAGCCCTTGTGATGCCCAGCGACCGCAACTTGTCTGCGATGTCTTGGTTCGTCAGCCCCGTGGAGTAGAGCAGTTCCTGAATCAGCAAGCAGTCCCCTTGCCGGTAGATAGCGACCAAGGCCGTAGGGTCGTTGCTGAAGCCCCAGTCAAGCCCTAAGGCGACGAATTTCGCTCGGCTGACATCGATACCCTCCACGACCTCGAAGTCCTCGTATATCGCACCCTGAAGCGTCCCGACTTGACCAAGGCCATAGACCTTCCACCAGTTCGCCCAATACGCAGACGTTTCGGCTTTGGTGCGGTTTAGTTCGATGTCCCTCTTGATGGTATCAGGCAGGGCCTCGTTGTCGTTGTAGGTAAGGATGACCAGTTCTGCATCCTGTTCGGGCAGGACCTCGGTATGCGCCCAAAACTCATGCGTCGGGTTGAAGTCGATATAAATGGCCTCGCTTGTACGGATTGCCAACTGGTAGTAGGACTCAAAGTCAATGTTGTTCGCCTCGTTGATGTAGACGACCTGCCTCCTTGCACCTCGGAGCCTTGCCTCGGAATCAGCCGAAAAGAACTCGATGATTGAACCGTTGGCAAAGTGATAGGTCAGCAGGGTCTTGTTCCATCGGTCTGCGACCCATCGGCCTGTCCATTGCATGACCTTGGCAAAGTCTTTGATTGCACCCCTCCGTAGGTGGGGGATGGATTCGGACACGACCGAAATCTCGGTCTTGTTCTTTGCTGCGATGTCTATGAGGACTGCAAGGATGGCGAGGGTCTTGCCTGCACTTGTTCCGCCTTGGATGACCTTCTTCCGGGCCGTCATCCTGCGGATTCGCCTGATAGCGGTCGTGAGGGTAAACATTAAAGCAAGCCGACTGCAGATTGAATGCGAGCCTTGGCGATGTCGATGTATTCCGCTTCCCGTTCTATCCCGACAAACGCAAAGCCTTCCATCATCGCTGCCTTGCCTGTTGAGCCTGACCCCATGAACGGGTCGAGGACGATTCCGCTTGGTGGGGTTACAAGTCGGCAGAGGTATCGCATGAGGTCGGTGGGCTTGACGGTGGGGTGGTGGTTGCGTGATCCGCTTGTCCTGCCTGCCCCTGCCCTTGGGCTTTCCATCCCTGCGCTTCCTTCAACACGATCAACGCATTCGCCCGCAGAACGCTCTTGCAATTTCTCGCACCCCTCATCCCTATCCGCTTTGCTTGCTTTGGCGCAGTAGAAGAAACGAGCCGAAGCCCCAAGCAGGTCGGTGGCTTCCTCGCTCCCATCGTGGATGAAGTTGGCTGGCCAGCGGCCGGAGTTGAGCATTTCAACTTTGTGCCCCGTCCTCCAGCCGCTTTCTGCGTACGGCGCTTGCTCGCTGCGCGTCGTGCCACCATCCGTCCCCACCCTTCCCCCATCCACGTTAATCGCACCCGTCCCGTGTTGCAGGACGTTCTCGGCTACCGTGCCAATCAAGGGCTTCCGAGCCACCGTAATCGGTTCGAGTGCTGGTTTGAGTGCAGTCCCCCAGCCTTCCCATTGCTTAGCTTCGAGTGTGGCGGGGGCGGTGATGTCCACCACAACAGCTGCAGATCCGCCGATGGTGTGCCGGTTGCGATCGTCAGGGTTGGCAATGCCGGCGGTTTTCTGCCCCACCACCTCACGCTCGGCTTCTATGCGGTCAACAAGTTCATCAACCCAAGCAGGAATAAACTCACACAAAGGTCGAAGTTTTGACCATAACGCACGGGTAGGAATGGCTGGCTGGCTTTTGTCGGTTAAATAGTGCGAACCCATGAAAGTATCCGTTGCGTCATTGATTTGTTTTGCAGATAGCCCCGTTGTGCGCATCCACTCTGTAAACTTGTGCAACCTTCCTACCTCGCCATTGTTCTTATCAATCGCCTTGCTCACGTCAAGCGACTTCGGAAACCCCGACCCATAAACCCAAGCAATCATGTCCCGAATCTCAAAGCCTGCGTCCTCAATCCTTACCGCCATTCGGTGCTGCGTCCTCGTTCCTGCAAATGCAAGCAGATGACCGCCCGGCTTCAAGACACGAAGGCACTCGGCCCAGACCTCAACGCTTGGCACATCATAGTCCCACCGCTTCCCCATGAAGGACAACCCGTAAGGCGGGTCGGTTACAACCGAATCAACGGAGCAGTCGGGTAGTGAACGAAGCACCTCCAAGCAGTCGCCATGATGAAGGGTTAGTTTGTCAGTCATTGTCGGGGAATAGGGGTTGCTCGATGTGGACCGTGTTCTCCTGCTTGTCAACCAAGCCAAGCAGACGAGAGGCGATGTTGGCCGAGTAAACGCCAGCACTTGAACCCTCCAGCATATCCTTGTCGCAGGTCAGCCTTATGCGTGTAATGATTGGGGAGAATGTCTTGTGCAGGTCCGTAGTCCCCTTCCTGTAATCCGAAAGGTCATAGCAAACCCCATTTTCTGCAAGCCATCCTTCAAAGCCTCGAAAGGTAATCGGACGCTCTTTGTCCCTGTAAACCATGACCCCATCCTTGCCGACATAGTCCTGCACCCGGTAAGGGTTGGCCTTGTTCTCGGCTCGGTACTGCTCAAACGCAGCCCATAGTTCTTCGGGGGTATTCCAAATTGGGGGTCGGCCTGCCATCAGTATTCGATTTTGTCTATGAGTTCGTCAATCTTGTCCACTATCTTCATCTTAACCGCAAACGCATTCGGGGCATTGGAATCGTCCACCGCTCCGATGCAGTCGCACAGGGTCGTAATGACCATCATGAGCGAATCCATCCGAGCCTGCACTTGGGCTTCGTCATCCTTCGCCTTTGAGTTCGCCAAGTTCCCGGAGTTTATTTCTTGACCATGAGAGAGCCGACTTACCGCCCCAAAGGAGATATGAGATGTAACCGCAGTCCGAGGTATCGTCAGCGTTGTCGTAGTAGGTTTCGGCCCTTGACAGGTAGGAGTGCATCCGCTTGATGGTTTCCACCGAGATGGCTTCCCCGTTGGCTAACTGCTGCGCCCTGACCTTGCCCGTCTGCGTCGCACACTTGTTCCCGTTCCTTTCGTTGAGTTCTATCCCTCGCTTGGCATTCGACCGAATCTCTTGGCCGTAGTCGGAGTAAGACTCGAACTGCTGCCTTTTGTGATTCTCCCACGTTGAGCCACAAACCGCCAATCGTTGAGCCGTATCGGGGAACTCCGCATTGGTTTGGTTATTGCTCATGCAGCGACCGATAAAGCCTTCTCTGCTTTCGTTATTGTTCGGGGTTGGCAGGGGCATTCAGGGAGTGGGTTATGGTGTTTTGGTTGACTTCGAGGAACAAGTCCGCTTGAAGGTAAATGTATTGGAGGGCTGATTTTACGCAGTCAGCACACCACCAATTCGTGGGCGGTCGTCCGTGAGCGGTCAGGATGGCTTGCAGTTCTCCAACCGCATCGGGTGGCAGTCGCATCGTCAGGGATGCCACATATTGGTCCCAATACTTGCGATGCTTTTGGGCCACTATGAACTGGTCGTTGGTCATTTGAAGGTCCATTCCCGAATGATTATTGCGGTGGCTGAAGATGCGAGGCCAAGGATAGGGGCCAAGTACCATTGGCACGTTGGCAGGGTCAGGGCTACTCCCAGCCAAAAGCCAAAGCAGGTCATGCACGAAAACGGCTTCCGCTTGGCAAATGGCAGAGCGTAGAACCATCCCGGCAGCACCCGGAACTCCACGACTGCAAGGGTCGCAAGCGCACTAATCAGGATGGGAAACACCAGTATATCCATTGGCTTCGATTGCGTTTTTGATTTTGGCCTTGGCCTGTTCGATTGAGTAAATGATGCTCCGGTACGGGATGCCCGTTTCACGGCTCATGGCTTTCATATTCCCCGTCTGCATGAGCAGGTTCAGCAGTTCTTTGTCGTAGGGGAACGCCCCATCCTTGGCCCAAGAGTCCATCTCTTGCTGGGCAATAGCCCAAAGGTCGTCAAGCAGGGAGTCGTAGTCCTTGCTTAGTTCTTGGGTTTCGGGATCCACTT